ATAATCCCGGAGCAGCTATGATTACTGATGTTGAATTAGAAATGGGTGGTCAGAAGATTGACAAACAAACTGGTTTATTCATGGAAGTATTTGCCGAATTAACACAACCGAATCCAACTGGTCATGTCGGTCAAACAGATGGCGTTACTTGTACTACATTTCAAAAAATGAGTGGAATGGGTGGCGTCGAATTTAAGACCGGCGCTTGTCGTCATTTTATCCCATTACAATTCTGGTTTTGTCGCAACCCAGGTCTTGCTCTACCTTTAATTGCCCTTCAATATCACGAAGTTAAAGTTATATTAAATCAATTAGTCAATACAATATATGCTACTGTTAATGAACAAAAATTATGGTGTGATTACATCTACCTTGACACCGATGAACGCCGTCGTTTTGCTCAGGTTTCACACGAATACCTTATTGAACAAGTTCAAGAACAATCTGTTACGACTGGTGCTGGTTCTAATGATCTTAATTTTAATCACCCCGTTAAAGAATTAATATGGACTGGTACAACTAACGATACTACAAACTTCCAGGTAGCAGACAAAACTGTCGCATCCGTAGGGACCGGTACAGTTCAATTAAAACTAAATGGACACGATCGTTTTGCCGCCCGTGATTACAGATATTTCACCAGAACTCAAGTGTGGGAACATCACTCCGGTCCCGGTGGATTGAATTCTGACAACGCCACCGGTGGCGCTGGTCAGCATAATGATTCTATTGGTGTTTACTCTTTCGCACTCAAACCGGAAGAACACCAACCATCTGGAACCTGTAACTTTTCTCGTATTGACAATGCACAATTGGTTTTGACGGGGTCGGCTACAGTACTTACTATCTTCGCCGTCAACTACAACGTCCTCCGTATCATGTCGGGTATGGGTGGCTTAGCTTACAGTAATTAAATTATAAATAATTAATCTATTTTTATAAAATCTTATCAATTTTTAAAGAATTTAAAATAATTCTTTATGTTAAAAATTTAAATTTTTTTCTATGCTATAAGTATAAAAAACAATGGGAGGAGGATTAATGCAACTTGTCGCTTACGGAGCTCAGGACATCTACCTTACAGGTAACCCACAAATTACTTTTTTCAAGGTTGTCTACCGCAGACACACGAACTTTTCCATGGAATCAATTGAACAGACCTTCAACGGAACTGCTGATTTCGGTAATGATGTTTCGGCAACCATTTCAAGAAATGGTGATTTACTCTACAGAATGTATTTGGAACACGAATTAGCGACCAATGCTAGTCAGGAATGTGAATTAGTAGCAAACTACGGTAGTCGTTTAATGAAAGAATGTGAATTAGAAATTGGTGGACAGAGAATTGATAAGCATTATGGTCACTGGCACTCTGTTTATTCTCAGTTAACAGAATTTAACCCAAGTGGTTCTACTGGAACTTTATACAATAAGATGACTGGTAATGGGTTAGGAGTAAATACAGACGCTACTTCTGCGGATACTGATTCTGTAAATGCGCCCGCTTGGGATTCTACTACGGTTGCCACGCAGATCACTGGTAAAATTTGGGTACCTTTACTATTCTGGTTTTGTCGCAATCCTGGACTTGCTTTACCCTTAATTGCACTTCAATACCATGAAGTTAAGGTAAAGATAACCTTTGAAGAGCTTAGTAGATTAGTTTTGGGTAATGATGATGACGATTTTGGAAATAGCGACACAACAGCCCCAAGTACCCCTACAAAATCCTTTGATTTATGGTGTGATTATATCTACCTTGATACCGATGAAAGACGTAGATTCGCTCAAGTTTCACATGAATATTTAATTGAACAATTACAATTCTCAAGTTTTTCAGGGACCGCTGCCGGATCAGCTACCCTTGATTTAAATTTTAATCACCCTGTTAAAGAATTAATTTGGACCGGTGGAATTAGTAGCCTATCCGGCGTTGGTTTGGCAAACGGTTCGGCGAGAACAGATACCGGTATTACTGCAATGGGAAGTACTCGCGCGGCTTTTTTTACCGAACAAAATATATCAGGTAACTGGCAATTAAAATTGAATGGTCACGATCGTTTTAAAGAAAGAGATTTTAAATATTTCACACGTACTCAAGTATGGGAACATCACACTGGTTATGGAGCAGTTAATAATCCCGATTCAATTGCTGTTTACTCTTTCGCACTCAAACCAGAAGAACATCAACCATCGGGAACTTGTAATTTTTCTCGTATTGATAATGCCCAGTTAACAGGTGCATATTCTCCTAGTGCTAACGAAAATGGAGCTAGCGGTAACAATTTACCCGATCAGGACGGTGGATTAGTATTTGTCTACGCCGTAAACTACAACGTCTTAAGAATCATGTCGGGTATGGGTGGTCTTGCTTACTCCAACTAAGTTACTTGCCAACTAAAGATTTATTTTTTGATAAATCATAAATTAAAAATAAAATTATAAAATTAAATTAATAAAGATTATTCATAATATTTTGAATTTCTTCATTTGTTACTTTTCTTTGTGAAACATTAACAACTAATGTAGTTAGTGTTTTTAAAACTTCTATCTTTTTTTCTTCTGATAAATCTCTAGATTCACCTACTAATGTATATTCATCCAGATTTTTAAAGTGATTGTGTTCTCTGAATGTAGATGCACCTTCTCTAATCCAAAGTTGAAGGACTTCAACAACTTTTTCAAGATCATCTAAGTTTTCATCAACTTCAGAACCTTCTTTAAGTAAACCTTCAACTTGATTTCTTTTAATTTCATTACTAGACCATTTCCCTACTACATCAACAAGGGTTTTTAAAGAACATAACAAGTCACTTTCTGTTTCTACTTCTGGTAATTTATTTTCTACGGGTTTAAGGATTTCACGGATTTCAGAAACAACTTGTTCTATTGGATCATTCTGTTCTTCTTCTTCTGCTGGTTCTTCTGCTGGTTCTTCTGCTGGTTCTTCTACTGGTTCTTCAACTGGTTCTTCTGCTGGTTCTTCAACTGGTTCTTCTACTGGTTCTTCAACTGGTTCTTCTGCTGGTTCTTCTACTGGTTCTTCAACTGGTTCTTCTGCTGGTTCTTCTACCGGTTCTTCTACTGGTTCTTCTTCTTCTTCTACTGGTTCTTCTGCTGGTTCTTCTACTGGTTCTTCTTCTGGTTCTTCTTCTGGTTCTTCTTCTGGTTCTTCTGCTGGTTCTTCAACAGGTTCTTCTTCAACAGGTTCTTCTTCTGGTTCTTCTTCAACAGGTTCTTCTAATGCTTCTTCAGTCTGTGCTTCGCTAGCACCTACTTCTTCATCAGACAAAGGATCGCTAACATAATCACTCATTTTTATAATGAGAGACAATAAAATAATTCTAAGTATTTAACATTTAAAATAAAAAGGATATCAACAACGTGAATAATAAGGCTTCTTCAAAAGTTAAAGGTTTGAACTGTTGAGTCGAATTACCCATATTAGATATTAATTTAGGAGCAATCTTATTGTAGGACCATTGGACTACAAGTACTTTCAAAATAAAAAATAAAACTAATAAGGCGGACATAGATAATGTATCTACACCACCTTCTCCTCTAATAACTGATTTAATTTTCTTACCACCTCCTAGCATCATAACTTGATTAAACATGTATACAAATACTTATATTTTAATTATTCAGGTTTTTTATTATCAAGTTTTTTGAATATTAATTCTGTTTCTTTCGCATCCATTCTTAAGTCTAAGACTTGTTTCACTGGATTCATAATTTGATTGGTAATGTAGAATTCATAATCTAAATCTAAACCATTATTCGTGATATAGGTTGGATCTTCTATTCGATCTCCTTGAAGAACTTTTAAGTCTCTTAGTTCACCTTTTCTAGGACCACTTTTATATACTTTACTTTTATCTTTTAATATATCATTACCTAAAAGCTTGTAAGCATAAGGCATTCTGTCACCTGGATTCGGTTTACTACCTGGATCCCGTTCTCCCATTCTATCGGCCAATACTTTATGTGCGATACCTCCTGGATTCTTATAATATCCACGCAAAGACTTGGTAATTATAAAATCATTCATAGGAAATTCACCCTCCCTAATTTTACTTAATGTTTCTTTGAGCCATGCTACAGATTTATCTAAGTCTTTATCTATCATAATTTTCTCAATCACATTACCAAATACGTGTTTGACTATGGGAGCATTATCCCTTCTTTTAAGAACAATACCCATAGAGTTACGCTTACAATCGGTTGTATTAAATTCATATTTGTCCGCAACATATCTTTTCTTGGATATCAGAATGAATGGATAGAATGTTTTTTCATATTCCAAGTCTTGAGGTTTCTTTACATTATCGTCTTCTTCAA